GTCCGACCCTAGAATCCACTAGGGTTATGCGTCTGTTTCAAAAGTAAGAGTTATCATAAATTGCCCGGCTAAAGTTCCTGTAAATGGGCTTGCGTTGTTGACTAGAATCATATTTCCTCCTGCGTCACCTACATAACCACCAGCAGCCCCAGTTGTGTTATACCCAAAAGCAGCTGCTGAATAGTTCGCTCCCCCAAAAGGAATTCCATTCACTCTCCAGTATGAAGTTCCGTCTGATGAACCTTCAGAAATTGACGAGATAAAACTTTTTATTGTCACAAGCCTGCCAATTTTCACATAAGTTGAATAAGCGTAGTTAAAAGTTGCATCAATAGTGCCATCGTTTCTTCTAAGTGAAGGAGTCCACGTCCCTTCTTCGTAGTCATCCAGATGATTGGCTGAACCTGTGCCGCCTAGATATGCACCGCCTGACAGGTAGAGGTCCTTGAAGCGTCTAGTTGCATCGCCTAAGTCAATAGCGGCATCTCTAGATGCGTTAGTGGTTGTATTGAATGGTCTAATTTGATTGCTAATTGACTCAAAAAATAAACCAGTGTCGCCTGACCCAATGCTGATGCCACCTGAAATACTACCAATAATACCTACGGTTGAGCCTGCCCTGTAAAACTCCAAAATGCTGCCGTCCGTGTCAATACTATTCAAAGCAAGTGTTGAAGCATCACCAGCGTCACTTTGTATCTCCATCTTTGCAGTAGTGAAGGCTGAAGTGCGGTTCAGCAGCAAATTCTCACTACTATCAATAGTAATAGCAGTAGCATTGGAGTTATCAACGATCCCCGGAGTACTTGATAGTTCTATTGGAACTTGTGTTAAAGCCATTAGTTGTTCTCCCTAGGGTGTATATGCGTCTGCTGCGCTTATAGCAGCGTTTACAGCCGTCATGTCTTCGCTGCCCCAATCGTCTTTGGCAACCATAAGCTGCAAGTGTTCTTTGTTGCGATCAACACAGTCTTGACGGTCTGCGGCATCATCGTCTGCCATAGCATCACCAGCGATGATTGCATTGATTAGATCCACACTGTCACCCATTGCTGAGTAATCTTGTGCTAGTTGTTCTGCGGTACGGTCTTCCATTGCTTATCTCCTAAGATTCTAGTGCTTCGATACGAGCAGTGAGTGCAGCGTTCTCTGCGGATAGTTCTTGGATGGCTTTTACAAGTACAGGTATTAATGCGGCCTCTGCAACTTCCTGAGAGCCATCTTCTCTATCGTCCCAAAGTTTAAATCCATCTTTAATACTGTCATCTGCATCAATAGCGGCTTTAACTTCTTGGGCTATAAAGCCGTGGTTGGTTTGAGTGTTTTTGAATACTTCAGTTGAACCTTCTTTATAGGCAGTAAAAGTTTCAGGTAGTTCGCCAAGAGTTTTGTACTTAAAAGTTCTAGGGCGCAGTGCGTTAATCAGGCTCAGGCCAGCTTCTGAATCTACAATCTCTTTCTTGTAGCGTTCGTCAGATACTGTGGCCCATGTAATGTTGCCATGTGCGGCTCTAATGTCAGAACCCGCTTGTCCTAGAGTTGTGTATCCTCCTGCACCACTAACATCAAATCCGATAACATTTGCGTAGTCAGAATCTGACGCAGTTGTATCTGCGTAATTTCCAATAAGGACATTACCACTCCCTGTTGTAAGGTAGACATTGTGTGAACCTGCAACATAGCCTATGGATATATTATGTATACCTGTTGTTATTTTTTCTCCTGCCCCCCCACCCAACGCTGTGTTCTGAGCACCTGTGGTGTTTGCCTGTAATGCTCTAAAGCCTATGGCCGTATTGTTAGCCGCCGTTGTGCTTGCACCTAAAGCGTTATAGCCCATTGCTAAGTTATCATTGCCAGTGGTGTTACTGGCTAAAGCATACGTTCCTATTGCTGAGTTTTGAGCACCTGTGGTGTTTGCGTTTAAAGAAGCATAACCAACTGCTGTGTTGTTAGAGGCTGTGGTCATCGCCTCTCCGGCAAGACCACCGATAAAGGTGTTACTAGTCCCCGTTGTAAGCGTTATACCTGCATTTAACCCCACGGCTACGTTGTAGGAATCAACGTTACTTAAAGGATTAAAGTTTGCTAGAGAATTATCGCCGATAGCTACATTTCTATCGCCTACAGTGTTTGACCCCAGTGCGTTAGTGCCAACAGCAACATTCAAGTTGCCTGTAGTATTAGCGTCCAGCGCCCCTTGACCAACAGCCGTGAGGCTGTAGCCTGTGGTGTTTGCTAATAAAGCATTCATTCCAACTGCGGTGTTGTTATCTGCTGTTGTGTTAGCACCTAAAGAATTTCTACCTACTGCTACGTTACCTGTCCCTGTGGTGTTAGCATCTAAAGAGGCATTACCGACTGCTGTATTGTTACTTGCGGTTGTATTTGCCCCCAGAGCATCAAAACCAACTGCTACGTTTCTTGCACCAGTCGTATTAGCATCTAAAGCTCCCGTACCAACAGCTACAAGTGAAGAGCCTGTGGTGTTTGCGAATAAAGCACTTGAGCCAACGGCAGTGTTGTTAGATGCGGTGGTGTTTGAATAAAGTGCTTGTAAACCTAAGCCAGTATTATTGCTCCCAGTAGTATTTAAATTTAAAGACCTTCTACCTAAAGCAGTGTTATCGGCCCCAGTTGTATTAGTTGTAAGAGCTTCACTGCCAACACCTGTATTAGAACTTGCAGTTGTTTGAGCATCACCTGCAAGACCACCTACAAAAGTGTTGTTTGTACCCGTGGTGATTGAGGCTCCTGCTACATGCCCCACTGCTGTGTTGTAAGCATCTGTAGCCGAAGTAAAGTTTTGTGCGGTAAGAGCTTTATACCCCACCCCTACTGAACCACTGCCTAAAGTATCTGCTGTAAGTGTGTTGTAACCAATAGCTACGTTAAAATCAGCATCTGTTAAAGCATCACCCGCTGCGTTGCCAATGAGCGTATTGCGGACTCCCGTGGTAATCGCAGTACCCGCAGCATTACCAATGGCTACGTTGTATTGGGCACCAGACTCAATACTATCCAGTGCAGTATCACCTACTGCTACGTTGTTTGTGCCTGTGGGGAGGTTACCTAATAGGCCACCTGTAACTTTTGTTAAAGCCATTAGTTGTTCTCCAGTTGTGCCACGCGAGCGCGTAGTGATTGTATTTCTTTAACAAGCATTGGGACTAGCTTTGAGTAGTCCACACCCATCATTTCATCTGAGTCACCATCGCCATACACAGCTTCTGGTGCAACAGTCTGTAATTCCTGTGCAACCATGCCGTAGTCTTGATGTGACCCATCAGCAATCCAGTCAAACTTGCGTACTTGGATAGAGTCTACTTTGCTTCCAGCGTCATCAGCGTCTGCAATGTTTTCCTTGAGGCGTTGGTCTGATGAGGTGTTGTAGGATGTGGCAGAGCCATCAGTAGTAATATGACCTACTACAGAACCGTTTTTACCAAACTGTATTTGACGTGCATCTGCCGTATCATCACGGTTTAAATTTATATAGCCTTTGCCTATTTCTGTTCCATTTACATCAGCAGGAGTCCCGCCAATGCCAACAGCTGATGTTTGACCCACAAGCAAATTGCCGCTGGAGTCGATGCGCATGCGTTCTGTTAGAGTATTATTTGTCACACTTCCAAAGCGTAAGTCACCGCTATCAGAACCTGTGTTTGCAGATTGTATGTACGCGCCATCCCAACCAGCACCTGTCACAGCATTAACATGAAAACCTATACCAACTCTTGCGTCAGCAGCATTGGTTGGGTTTTGTATTCTCAAAGCTAAGTTATCTGAACCTGCGGCTACAGCGTTTGATACATGGGCTGTTACTTCAGGAGCCGCGACACCAATACCGACACGGTTGTTCGTTGCGTCTACATACAGCGTGTCTGTATCAAAGTAGAAGTCTCCTGAAGCAATCTTGGCTGGAGTTACACTACCGTCTGTAGGCGTATTAATATCCAACTGGTTCATCGTCATCACTTCTACGGCTGATCCGTTAGGTGGTGCCGCAGAGAACGTCAGGGTCGTGCCTGAGATGCTGTAGGTGTCTTTGTTCTGGTAAACGCCGTCTATGTATACCTGTGTGTTGTTTTCGTTCACAGGGGCTAGAGAAAGCGTCAGAGTAGTATCTGATCCGTCACCTGTCATCGTGTCAGAGTTCAGGTTTGTGCCTGAAATGGCAGAAACAACAGAATAAATCAGGATGTCATTGCCGTTAGCAGGAGCAGCACTAAACGTAAGCGTAGTTGTCCCACCCGCAGTAGCGATACTGTAAGCATCTTGTTGCTGGAAAACACCTTCGATAAACACAAGCAGGTTATCTTCAGACACTACAACCTGAGAAAGCGCGTATGCAGTAGTAGACCCGTCACCCGTGTAGCTATCTGTAGCAAACGCATTAGCACCGCCACCGCCACCAATCTGGCCCCAGTCGTCCGTATAGCCTTCAAACTGCTCAAGCGTGGTGTTGTAGCGGAAATGCCCTGCCGCGCCCGTAGGGCGTTGTGCAGTGGTTCCTACAGGCACATGGAAAGCATCTGTAGCGGAACCTGCATCCAACGATACAGCCGGTGAAGCGTTTAATACGCCTACTCGGTTGTTCGTAGAATCTACCTTCAGCGTGTTCGTATCGACAGTAAGGTCGCCAGATACAGCTAAGGAAGTCAGCGTACCTACGCTTGTAATGTTTGCTTGGGCGGCTGTTATTACCGTACCCGTCAAATCGCCCGTTACATCACCAGTCATAGCGCCTGTAACAGTTACGCCGCCGGAAGTGACTTCTAATTTTGTAGAGCCGCCTGTTTGCAGTTGTAGGTTGCCTGTACCGCCATCGTTAATTATGGAGTTACTGGCGTTATGGAAGATTTCCAGATCCCCATCCGCACCGAAAGTAGCTTTGGCATTGTCAGCGAACTCAAGCGCACTATCTGAGCTATCCCAAACTACGTTATAGGACGCACCGGTAAGGGTAAGATCGTCTCCTGAAGACATCGTAAGCCCAGTACCACCTGACGTATTACCAGCAACAAGCGTTTCGGCAAGCGTATCGGTTACGCCCGGATCAACCAAAGCAAGTGCGTCCACAACTGCTGCGGCAGCGCCTGCGCCATCTAGGTATACAACCGTGGTTCGACCATTAGCAATAGTTACATTTGCACCGCTGCCCTGACTGATCGTGATGCTCTGTGAACCGGTAGTCGCGTTTTCGATGAACATGACGCGAGAAATCGTATTTGGTGCAACAGTAAGGGTTCTAGTGGCTGTAAGCGTAGCTGAAGAAGTAACCTTAAAATACATCGCCCGTGCGGGGTCAGAAACACCGTCTGCAACCGTAGTCGTGGCATCAGCGTCTGAGCTAAAGCAATCTTGGGTGTTGTAGCCTAGAGCTTCACCGATCAACTCAAGGTTAGTGTTTGTGCTCGCGCCCCAAGTGCCCGATTCATCACCAGTGGTGATCTCTTTTAAGCGTAGGTCATTAACGTAAGTTGCCATCTAAGCTACCTCATCCCAATTAGGGTTTTGACTGTCTGCAACCGGAGACCATCCGGGAGGCTGACTATCATTTATACTACTCCAATTTGGCGTCTGTGAATCATCTATTAGACTCCAAATCCTCACTTGTCCTACCGCACCTGTGGCGGATACTCCAGAAACTGCGGCTATAGCGCCTGCGGCAGCGACTACATCCCCTACTGCCCCCGTACCTTCGACACCTGTCGGTACGATAGTTTGGCCCAATCCGATAGTGACTGTACCAATAGCGCCGGTACTTGAAACACCTGTCGGAGCAACAACTGCGCTGCCCGTTGCTGTAACTGTACCAACAAACGCAGTGCCCGAGACGCCAGTGACATCAACATCTGCCCCACCGGTAGCGGTGACCGTGCCAACAGCGCTGGTACCCGAAACGCCCGTAAGAGGAACAGTGACACCCGTTCCTTCGATGACCGTGACTGTACCGACTGCCCCTGTGCCAGAAACACCTGTGACAGAAACATTGGCGTCCGCTGTAACCGTAACCGTACCAACAGCGCCCGTACTTGCGACACCTGTAACATCGACGTTTGCATCTGCTGTGACTGTGACTGTACCGACAGCACTGGTTGCTTCAACGCCTGTGACAAGGACATTAGCATCGGCTGTAACGGTAACCGAACCAATGGCACCAGTTGCCTCAACACCCGTAACCTCAACAGGTATTGCTTCACTCCACGGGCCTTCGCCCCAAGTGCCTCTGCCCCAACCGGTAATATCTGCCACATATTACTCGCTATGCGATTCGGATTATTGCGTTAGACGCATCCGCTGTAGGGAACTGAATCGTAAAGTCGCCAGCAGTAGATGTCTTATCCCCACCAAACGCCAACGCGCATACGGATGGATCGCCTGTCGCAGACTCATTAAAGATCAACGCGCCATTAGCAGTAATTGTGCTAGAGCTAAACGTCAAATCATCAAAGTCGGTAAACGCTGTGGTTCCAGATGTCGTTGGGTCAACACGAGTTAACGCCGCCCCTTTAGCTGTGTAGCCAGTACCTGACGCTTCGTTAGTCGCTGAGTACGCTGTAGTGCTTGCACCCAGAGTAGCGGAGCTTGTGTACAACGCTAAATTGAACGTACTACCACCTGAGTTCTTAAAATTATGTACAGCTTCCAGAAGCTCTTGCTTGAAAGACGTACACATTGCAGTCGTAATAGCCATTATAGACTCCTAATTATGTCTGCCATGTCTTTATGGCCTTGACGTTCCAGTTCGGCAATCAGCGTCGTTCTGTCGCTTTTGATCGCTTCTTTTATGTAATGCAGAGCCGTAGCCCTAACCGCTTCTTTGAATGCTTCCGCTTGTTGGGCTATTGCTGGGTGACAATTACCCCCAACACTCACAATCCTATCTGCGGCAGACTGCGCCCAAAATTCTGGGTCGTGCCCTTTATTTTGCGTAGTGGTGACAAGTACATCCCCTATTTCCATCTGTGGTGCTTGTACTAACATTCAATCACCTATTGAACTGGAAGGGCAGCTTGCCCAGAGCGGTACGTATCAGTACGTAGTTTGCCGTCACCCAACACCTTGAGCAGCGCCATAGCAGATATGTACATCTTTTCGTACAACGCAACCATGTCAGGTTCACCTTTCATAAAGCGTATAGCCTCTACCAAAGTGCCGTTTAGCAGAGCAGAATCAAATTCTTCTCCAAGCCACGTAGTGCCTGCGGTAACTATGGATTCCGGGTAGTACCCATAATGCAACTCCGTGTTGTATGAAACATCAGGAGTAGGCCCAAGAATAAACGCATCGTCATTAAAGACAGCGTAGTGCTTTGGTAGCCCAGTCGCGGTACTTGTAGGATACGCTTCGCGTATGAAGTTAACGTCTTTGTTCAACAAGAAGGTGTAGGTACCGCTGCCATCTATGACTGCCAAGCTGTAAACGTACAGAAAGTCACTAGGGACAGATAAATATACGTTGCTGGCGGTCATAGAACCTGTCACGTTTTTACGTAACGCGGGTATCTGCACAGCGTTGTATATCTTCTGTTCCGCTTGTTCTGTAAACATAGCAAGCTGGTCATCCGTAAAAGAAGTTTCACAGATGTCCTGAACATTTGTTTTTAGCTCGGTGTAGTTCATATCTTACGCCATAGGGCCACGGGCCATCGTACCTTTCGTTGCAGCGCCCACACCACGTACCTTGATACCGGTGGTTTTAACACCTTTCATATCAGGCTTTGGAGCGTCTTTAACTTCTACTGGTGTAGGCCAACCTACTGTCTTAACTACTTTTGGTGCTTTCATATCACGACTCTAAGTTGTGGTTACTGTTACTGTTCCTACCTGACCCGTTGCTACTAAGTCGTTAGGGGTAAGGTTATAGGGGTCATCCCCCACACCCACGGGGTTCCAACCCCACTGTATCTGTCTACTACTATTGGCTCCAGCTTCCCCTAAACTTCTGTCGGGTCTTGGATCTCTAATAGCCTGCGGGTCATCTACTGGAGTTTCACCCAGCTTTAGCTGCGGCTGATCTGGGTTCCAGCATGAAGGACACGCCTTTAAGTTTGTGTTCTGCCCTTTACGTATTAAGTTCTTTAGCTCTCGTAGCTTATACTGAAACCCGCAAATATCACATTCGGCAATAGCTTTTTGTGCTGATGCAAAACGATTCGACATTGTTACGCTCTACCGATACGGGGTACAAAACGTGCGGATGTCTTCTCTCTATCCTCTCCCGCTGCCAACCCAAACTGCTCTTCGTAAGCGTCTTTCAGCATAGGAACTCGTGGCATAAGCTCTGGTTCTTTCATAGCAATGTAATAAGCAAGGCCCGCTACCAGACAAGGAAAGAACCTGAAGTTCATATCTGCGGTGTTCACACCCGTCCCTGCATCCTCTATACGCCGCATACGCCAGTAGTAAAAGATGTAGTCGTCGTTATCTGGAACCGGCCACACGTTGATTTTAGGGGCATCTCGAAGACGTTCTACGAATACTTGAATCGGCCTACCTTGGGTTAACTTGTTAGGTATAGAAGCATATGTGCTAACGCTGATGCGGCTTATAGTTAAATCTGACTGTGTAGCTACATTACCGCTACCTGTGCGAATCTGCTGTTCTAGCAAGTCTATGGTGTCAGCGGGTAGCGTGTACTCAGAAGTACCTTGCGTAAGGCTCAACGTGCCTTCGTCAATCGTCCACATGTTGATGCCACGGTTCTGCCACTCAATGGTCATCAGATTCATAGAGCGTCTGGCAGTACGTAGGTCATACCCAGAACGCATTTCACGACCTGCACGCTCCCACGCCTCTTCAGCGATCTCCGTGAAGTCCATATCAAATGCAGTTGTTCCAGATGTAGCCATTGTCTGTTCCTATACGTACAGGGTCTTTTTGCGCCTGTTATTCATTACTGCACCGCAACCCCTGTGGTTTGCGCGTATCTGACCACCAGCTCTTGCCATTCTAACCTTGGCTTTGGGGGTGTTAGACACCACCTGCTGCCCGCTAGCACCAGCCTTTTTCTTCTTACGCGCCGTAGTAGCACGCTCAGACTGACTCAATGACTGCGCCTTAGATCTAGGTAAGCAGCGATCTGGGTTCTTTTTGTTCTTCGACGTGCCGCATTCACCTTTGATCTTGCCATCGGTGCCGATACGAACCCACTGCTGGTCGCGCCATTTCTTCAAATCACCCATTACTTACTCTTCTTCTTGCTGCCCTTAGCGTAGTTAGGGTCTTTGCAATACTTAGAAGCTGCCATATTCGCATAAGCAGACGGGTACGTGTCGAAGGTACGTTTGGCCCAAGCCTTCCCCTTCGCACATATCTTCCCGCCTGACTTATAGTAACGTCTCATCGAATCTTCGCTGGACGTACGCCCTTACGAGCAATGCCTGCGCCACGAACTTTACCGCCAGCTTTATAGCCCTTGGTCTTCATAGCGCCACCTTTAGCGTAGCCCTTAGATTTCGTCATGCCGCCTTTGGACATGAATCCCATCTTGTTACGGACTTCCTTGGGCAGCTTATTGAGTCCCGTATTGCCTTCTGGGGCTTTCTTCAACGGGCCACCGCCAGCTCTGTAGCCCTTGGCTTTCATCTTGGACTTCATCATGCCGCCGCCCATAGCTTTTTTAGGTGGGCGCTTGCCTTCTTTGTCCATGAAGTTTAGGTACTGACGTAAAGTCATACCTGAGTCTTTTAACTGCTCACGAGTTACGTTCGCACGCTTGTCTCTACCCTCACCGACATTACGTCCGCCTTTACCAGTCACCGTACCGCGTAATGGACGTGGTGGCTTCTTAGCTGTTGGCTTTGCAGAAGCCTCTGCTTTAGGTGGACGAGGCGCAGTTGTAGGCTCTTTTTGTGGTTTTGCAGGGCGCGTAGGCTTTGGTGTAGCCGCATTAGCCAAGCTGATAGCAGAAGGGCGCTTAGGCATTGGACGGTCTTTCTTGACCTTAGCCATGCGTGCTTTCTTTAGCGCTTCTTTACGTAGTGCTTCAGACTTATCCTGAAACCGAGCTGTGTTGCGTTTCTTAACTTCCGCAGGATTAGTAAAAGACCCTGTCTTACGTGCAGGGGGGTTTTTAGCACCGCCTACAGCCGCCCTGCTAGCTGTACGACCTCTACGCGCTTCAGACTCACTACGCATCTGCGCGGCTATCGCACGTTTCTTCGCTTCTTCAGCTTTCTTTTGGGTCATTGTCATAGGCTTATCGTCGTCTTTTTTCTTTCGACCTAACAAACCACCTAAAAACATCTTCTTCGGCTTCATGCCCTACTCCTTGTCTGCGTACAGATTGTCAAATACCTGATTCACGTCCAGCGTGTAGTCCAGATCAGACTTGCTGTAGTGAACATGTTGAGAAGGCTTAAAGTCTGGTGCCCCCTCTCCTGTTTCAAACCAAGCGGGATGTGTCACCCGCACCCTATTGTTTGGTAGAGCTACAATGTTACCCGTATACGGGCCAGCATCCAGTAACTCCATCACATGACTCTGCTTGTGTTGTGCAGGGTCATCAGCAATCTCATTGTTCGTATAGTCCACTGTGAACATATACTTGGCGGGGTACATCTCCCCGTCTATCTTAGCCATCCAAGGGCATGGTGTAGCCCTATCAAGCACGTACACAGCATGATCCCTCGAACTGCAATCCCAAGGCTGTGCTGCCCACACAGGCATAGGTTCGGGCCACTCCTCTAACGGGGTATCCCCCACCAACGCTGTAATCGGCATACGTGCCCACATAGCGCCCCCGTGTACGTTAGGCTCATCGTCCTCGTCGTACGTCTCAGCCCCAGTAAATATCACTTGGAAACTGAGGCATCTGGTCGGCATTGTCGTAACAGCAATAGCCATAGCATGAATAAACTCACCGTGGTACTTCTCGTGGTTATGGGTGTATTCCTTCCTCACCCAGCACTTGAAGTACGGAATGTTGCTTTGTAGGTACGCCACTCAGCAATTCCACTTCCGTAAGCTCTTGTTTATACGGCTATTTGGATCATTCGCCGTCTTAGAGCTAGTGTTACGTTTCTTCATACCTTTCATGCGTGCGCAGAACGACTTACGTCGTTTAGCAGCCTTAGAGCCTTTCTTGAGCTTACTGGGCTTAGTCGTTACAGCGGTCTTCAGCTTACTTCCGGGGTTTTCCTTTCTGTAACTGTCCACGCCTTTTTGGTTAAGCCCACCAGACTCGCTCTTGCCTTCCTTGCGCGTCCAAGCAGCGGTACTACCGCCACTCTTAAAAGACGCACATGGAGACTTCTTGTAGTAACTACGCATGTTAGCTGTAGAACACCGTCATAGCGCTAATGTTGGTCATGGCAGTAATTAGCACGTCATCTTGGCAACGAATACCCCAGTCTGGAATGTTTACCGAGTGGGAATCAGAAGCTAGGAAGTCCAGATCTAACACTGTTGCGCCGCCGCTACCATCAGTAATGGTAAGACGACCCGCGCCATCAGCCGTAGTTAATACCTGAACCTGACGAATACGTGCAGGGCCAACACCAAGAGAAGCTGCCGTTGTGACTCGTTTTGATTGAACATCAGAGTTCGACATGAGCGTCTCCTATTAGCTAAGAGCCGCGCCAACAGCAGTTACCCAAGCAGCGCCAGTGCTGATTACGATGCAGTATTCATCGTCGCCAGAACCATTGTCAGAAACCATATATACGGTTCCAACAGCAACGCCAGTAGCGTCGGGTAGGTCTGTGGTAGTTACAACTGGAATTTGGAAGCCACTATCCGAACGGACGGGGCCAGAAAATGTGGTTTTAGCCATCGTTTTTCTCACATGTGAGTTTAAGCAAATCTGTCTACATGTCGTCAGTCGGGCCTGTCAGATTCGCCGGATTGTTTCCCGATATGGCTGAAAGTATACCCTACTTTTCATCAAGTCAATAAAAAGGGGAGCCGAAGCTCCCCCCTTATCAAGCACCGTAGCTTATGCGCCGGGTGAACCAAAGATCCCGAGGGGATCAGATACACCAAACGAGTAACGCTCACGAGCCTTGTAGCGGCTGTTGCCCGTATCAAAGTCTGCATCCATAGAGGTAGACATTGGGGTACGAACAAAGTGCTTCAGGCCATTAGGTACATCAGTGGTCAAGAACCAAGCATCTGTATCAGTCAGATAATGGTTGACCGTGTAGCCTTCTGGGATTGAGCCGTTGTTACGGAGTGCGTTCAGATCGTTGTCAGCCGTGCCAACTCGACCCTCGGTATCCAACAAGCGAGTTGCAACGAATTGCAGCGCAGGTGGGATGACCAATTTGCGAGGCTTGGCAGCGATCAACAGACCACGCTCATCAGTCCAACCAGCAAGCTGGATAACGGCGGCTTCTAAAGAAGTCTCGTTAAGGTCAGCAGCAACAGCAGGACGGTTTGAGTTAGTTCCGCCAGAAACTAGCGGGTGGTCAGTTGCACACAACACTTTGCCATCACCGTAGGTTGGGTTACCTGCACCCGTGAACGCGCTGTTCAGGATAGAGGCAGCTTTAACCTGCTTGGTGTAAGCCATAGCGCGAGCAAGAGCTTTCGTATAACGAGATGACAGTGAGTCATACAAGTTATCTTCAATCGCTTCCTCGGTGACGCTAAAGCCCATAGCAATGGTTTCGTGCGTGTAACGAGCGGTAAACGCTTCTTGTGCGTTGTCGTAGTCAATGGCAGAACCTTCGTCTTTGACGGGGGCTGCACCAAAACCGGACAACTTAACTTCTTCCTCAAAGGAACGATCAGAGCTTTCAGATTCAAAGATCTCTTTGTGCTCTTCGCCGTACTTCGCATATTCCATACCGAAAAGTGCGTTAAGTCCGGGCAATAGCTCCTTGAGGAGTTGGGCGCGTGAAATAGCCATTATTCAGCTCCTTACTTATAGACCAACAGCATTTGTCATGCTGCTATAGCCGGGATTGAATTTAACCAACACGTCTGGGTACGCATCACCGATAGGTGATACAGCAGCCACGATACGGAAGGCAGCGGTGGTAGTAACAGTAGTTGACTCCAATGCGCTCGTAGAGTTACCCGTCGTGGTAGAACCAGTAGAGGTAGACTGAGCAGCAGCAAAGAACGTGTTAGCACCAATATCGGACTGGTCAGCAGCGCCATCCAGTTGAGCTTGGAACAATACGTTCGGATCATCTACAACATACGCCTCAACAACACCAGTGGTGCCGCTTGGGTAGTATTGACCGTAGATTTGTTGCCCTTGAGCATTGATGTACGAACAACCAACAAACACGCCCAAAGAACCCGTCAAAGTGGTTCCAGTAGGAAGTGCGTTAGTAGTGCCGTCGGCACCGGTAGCTGTTGACAACGCAATGTACCCGTCAGCACCGATATGGACTACTTGCCCATAAAAGATGTTGGTACCTTCCCCATCGGGGTCGATTAGGTACGTCGAAGTCGCGCCAGCATACGGTAGTCCGTCAGCGCGTTTTACAGGCTTTAGCCCGTAAGGTGCAGCAGTTGTAGCCATGTTAATGGACTCCTAATTTAAGATTAACCGCCTTTACCAAACGATACGGTGGTTTTCCGTTCGTTGAATATAGGCATACGTGGATCATTCTCACGCATCAGGTTGTTATCTACAGAGTTCATTTGAGATTTCGTCTGATTATTGTAGTAGTCAGTACGTTCTTGAACTAGCTCTGATGGGGCTTTGCACAACATCAGACCACCAATCACCACGTTATCTGCGAAGCGTTCATTCTCCACAGTCACCATAGTAATCTCAGGATGATCTTCAGCCCGTACAGGCTCCCAACCCTCGCGCAATTTCGAGGAAACATTAGTGGCATCCACTTGACCTTGCGTAGCTACACGAACCCAGTGAAATTCGTAGCCGTCTTGTGGCGTAGGTGAGGGTAATACCTCTGGGCGCTGCCACGATCTGGTACGAGTCTTTGTTTCACGAGTCTCGCTGTCACGCTTGATTCTGTTCTCAGCCATTATCCGTTCCTCATTTCTAATGCAACCTGTCTGGCGTATTCTTCCAACGGTACCCCCAATCGGTTGGCGAGAGCTACCTGTGTTTTGGTTAGCTTCACCTTATTCGGTGCTGTGCTTCGCGTTGCGGGAGCTACCACGTTAGCAGATTGCTTTCGTGACTCCTGCGGTTCTGGCTGCTCTACAACATCATCGAACTCTTCCGGGAATACTTTTCGCATACGAGCATCAATAGTCTCGTAGTATTCATCAGTGCGCGGGTCAACCCCACTCTTAACTAATTTCTGGTGCAACCCCATAGCGTATGCTGTCATCTCGTCATCAACATGAAACCAAGAAGAATTTTCTTCTACCCATGCTTCTGCCTTCGGATCACGCACCCGTTGTGGGGTGGGTTGAGGTTCTTGTACCTCAGTCTCTTCTTCTTGTAAAGAAGGTAATTTGAAATTATCTAGTTTGTCTGCCTTCAGTTTGGCAGTGGTTAAGTGCTCTTGAGCCTCTAACAGCCTATCAGCATCACCACTCTCGTAGGCATCCTTGTACGCTATTTTGGCCCCATTAAGCTCAGAGTCAACTACACGTTTGGCCTGATCTAGTAGCGCCTCGCGTGTTGTGCCTACATCACCCTTTAAGGTCTTATTCTCTTCGACTAGGCGCTGCGCTAGAGATTCTAGCTCCTGCCGTTCTCTGAGGGCTGCTTCTTTGGCTCGACGCTCGTCGTGGTAGCCTTTGCTGAAGTGCTTGATTCGGTTTCGGACTTTCTCGGAGTACCCTTCAAGTTCATCATCAGTAACGTCAGCCGGTGGCTCAGATGGCTTGCGGTTGCGATCAGCCTTTGGCGTGTCATCCACAACCTCAATGTCCAGCTCATCCGGTTCTGACTTAGCTTCGACTTCAGGTTCAGCCGGAGTACCCGCATACTCGTCCGCAGTCTTGTTGCCAGAGAGATCAATTTCAACTTCACCAGAGTCCTCCACTTCTATAGAGGTATCTTGTTCCTCATCAGGGAAACTGTATTCAACTTTTTGAAACGGCATGTCTATTCCTTACGCTCGTGATACGCCACTGGGGTCAGCTACAACAGCTTCAATAGAGTCGTCGTTCATCAAACGATACTCTAACCCGTTAACCTTAAATCGTGTGCCTGAATTGGCACGAAACATCACATAATCACCTTGTTTACACCAAGGGCCAGTCGTAAACCTCTCAGGGTCGTTATAGGCTTGTTCACCCATATCCACCACAAGGCCAATGATTGACATGATATGTTCCTGATTCTTGATCGTATCCGTCTTGAGCAGGTTAGTGCCGTCGAAGGTTTCTTCGATCTGCGGTAGCGCAATCAATACCCGATAGCCCACAGGCATAGGTAGTTGTGCTTCCAATTCTTCCGTAGCTTCAACTGTGTCAACAGCTTCACTCATCGTCGTACTCCAAGTTTCGCGAGAGGTCTTCTACATATCCCAAGCAGGTTTCGAGACCTCGAATCAAACCTGTGGCTTCTTTGTACATGGAGAAGTCTTTAGCTCCCCCACCACCTAGAAATTGTAGTGCAGAGGCTTTGTCAGCCTCGATTCGTTCCTTTAGCACGTCTAAGACGGTTGTAGCCATTATTGGCCTCTATTGTTGTTGGAATCCTTCATTGTCTTGAGTAGGTCAAGATCTAGTTTCGTATTGTCCTTCCTGCGATCTGCGGCAAGTTTAGCGCCCGCTTTCTGCGCGTCAATTTGCAGTTCTTGCTGCTTCAGAGCCAGTTCGGCCTGATCCATCTGCGCGTCCTGCATGTTCTCTTGCGCCTGTAGCTGTAGCTTGGCCTGTTCGATCTGGGCGTCTGCCTGATCCTTAGCCGCCTTACGCTGCACTTCTTGCTGCTTGATCTGTAGTTCTGCCTGCTGCATCTGCACCACAGGGTCTTGAGCCTTCTGCTGTGCTTGCTGTTGAGCTTGCTGCTGTTGATTTTGCTGCGTAAGTTGCTGCCCAGCTTGTGCCATGAGACGGGCCAGATTGACCTCCATGTTCTCTGGTAGCTCGGCGTTTGGGTTGGGTAGTGGTGCACCCAACTTCTCTTCCATATCCTTGCGGTACTTGAACCCAAGGTGTTCTGCTATGTGCGCCTGCAATGCAGCAGCAATACGCTGTGCTTGAGGGTTTTGCCCAATAGTTGCTGCAACCATAGGATCTTTTAAGAACGACTGGTGCGCTGCCATGTGAGCTTCGTGGTCTTGGTAGATAAACGCCTTCATAGGCTTACCGTTCAAGGCATTCATGTTCTCGCTGACTGGGTCAGTCGGACGGATGTCATCGGTAGTTGGTACTAACTTCTCAGCGTTCTTAACGCCCAGCACTTCGATCATCTGCCTGTGTAGCTGCGGTAGGTCGTAGATCTGTGGTGCTGACTGAGCCATCTGCAATACTGCTTGGTACTGCACAACGCGCTGGGCCATTGTAGAGCTATTCGGATCGCTGACTGGGATGACATCAACTGCCATATAGTCTGCCACGCGAGCGGTCACTTCACCTCGGATCGGCTCGTATGAGTATTCGTCTGACGCATGTTCCGCCATGATCGCCTTGAGCAGCTTAAATTCCTGCTTCATGGCGTAGTGGACACGGGCCTGTACCGCAGCCATAGGCTTGAGCGTACGTTCTAGCAATGCCAGCGTAGTACCTACAGGGGCATTAGCCGACATGTCCGAGATGTTCATGTCACTGATAGCGCCCAGACGACGACCTTCGTTTGTAATCTGGTTCAACAGAGCTAACAGAGTCTGGCTTGGCTCCTTGTATGGGAGCGGCATGATGTTGTCGCGGATGCTACCTGACGGCACGTCTACGTCCTTGAACTCTCCCGGCTCAATCGGCGTGTCATCACCCTTAATACGTAACCCACGAGCTTTCAGACCCCCCGGCAGGTTAGCCAGCGTGCCAGCGTCCACCAGTTGCCGTATCAGCGACGTTCCAGCCTTGGCGTATCCCCCTATGATGTGAATAAGACCAAGCCCATAGAACCCAAATCCGGGCACGTACACGTAGTGCACAAAATGCTGTCGCTTAAGTTGCAGCTTGTCATCGGGGTTCCAGTTTCGACGTATCGCTAGAATCTCGTTTGTACCCCGCTCCAGCGTTACCACGTATGGCTTGGCTAAGTCATCCTCGTCATCAACACCCTCAATAACGAGGTCTGCGTGTACTTCGTATAAAGAGAAGCGATCATCGTCTGTTAGTGAGTACCCACCTTCTTCAGCCTTACGCTTCTCAATGTCGGTGTGGTATGGCTGTGGCTCACCTAACTCTACGTCTCGGTAGAACCCACCTGCCTGTAGTCGTCTCAGTTCGTTCTTAGTCTTACGCATGATGTGCGTAACACGTTCTGCTGTCTCAATGTGAGAGGCACCGTAAGGCACGACCACGTCTTCGGCAGGGATGTAGATAGCGACCTGTCGGCCCAGATTCGGATCAAAATAGACCTTCTTGAACGCACTACCGGCAAGCCCAAGGCTATACAGGAGCCGCTCATGCTCGGGGCGGTACTCCACCATACGTTCGGTGAGTTCATAGTTCATATCCGCTTTTACGCGGTTTGCCGCCTCTTCCTTGTCCTTATCCTCCACACCGATAATCTTGACTCGTACAGGGCCAGCGGCTGGGAACGTCTCAGACATTGTTTCTGCTTGGAAGCGAATAGCGGCTTCAGCGAGGACTGTAGAGTACACGCCGCACGCGCCTTCCCACGGATCGGTGCGCTCTTCGTACTTGAAACCCAGTACATCCAGACCCTTAACAAACGTATCGGCCCAGTCCTTACGACTGTCGATGTCGGCATCTACCAGACCTACCAGATCATCAGCTAACTCGTTAAGCTGTCCGTCGTCTAAGAAGTCCGCAATGTTGGCGTCGAACGATGTGATGTCTGAGATGTTAGCGTCGGGGATGATTGTGATCTCAACACTGCCGTCGTCCAGCGTGACCATCTCTGGGTCTACAATCTCAATCTCCAGAGCAGAGTCACCCTCCATCTCTAGCTCGTCATCAATGCCTTCGGGTGCTGCGTATAAACCTTTCTCAATAGCCATAATGTATCTCTAGTAGAAGCCGCCCCGCCGCGACTTAAAGTATCTTTGTTCTTCAGGCTCATCTGTCGGTAGGCGTATAAACCCGCCCTGCCTGAAACGCATGAGAGCCATAACCGTGGAGTCAACCAAGTCATCATGGCTCATAAACGGAAATCCAGCAATCTCCTCAACTACCTCTTCCGCCCACCGTGTAGGGGGTACCCACACCAAACCAGACGCAACAATATCAGATACTGAGTTAAGACGTGCTAACTTATCACCTGATCCCCTGTGGGGGGTATACTCTGAGACAGGCAGTCCCATACGCCTCATCTCTTGGTACAGCGCCGTGCCCGATGACTTCTTCTCCACAATGAACGCATCGGGTTCCCACTCACTGTACTCCTCCAGCGCCAACTCTTTAAGCTCTGGGAACTCCAGCCGCTTCTTTATACTGTTCAGCAGGATGATGTGGTAGGCATCATACTCGTCGTGCAAGAACACGCCCCACGTAGTCAGTGCCGTGAAGTCAGCACGGTTGTGTTTTTCTGCCGCTGCGTCCAGCGACATGATTATATACTCACAATTCGGAGGCCGTTCCTGCTCCCACAGGTTCCACCACTCCCGCTTAACCAGCGCAGCCTCTTCCGCCGTGGGGGTCTGCTGATACTGCGCGTTCCACTGGAATGTAGGCATCGACGCCTTAGTCCGTAGCAGCGCCTCTAGGTCGAAGAACTCAGGCCACAGCGGTTTCTCGACGATCTCCTCCGTCTCCTCGTCCTCAATCTCCAGTATCGCAGGGAATTCGACGATCTCGTACTCATCTGCCCTGTCATTCTGCGTCATATCACGTACAACACGCCCCGTCAGGTCATCTTGGTGCCAGCGGGTCTGAATTATTGCAACACGACCTCCCGGCATCAGACGAGTCCGTGCACCGAAGGTAAACCACTCGTATGCCTTCTCAAAAACAGCAAAATTACCGTTAATTACGTCCTGTTCCGAGTGTGGGTCGTCAATTAGCAGCAAATCAGCACCACGACCAGCCAGTGCAGAGCCAACACCGCACGCATAATACTCACCACCCACGTTAGTGTTCCATCTACCAGCCGATTTAGAGTCACTGGCAAGCTGTACGGTGGAGAAAATAGCCTGATAGGCGTCTGTAGAGATCAAATTCCGCACTTTTCGACCAAAATCCACAGCCAGATCAGTGGTGTGCGACACCATCATTACCTTTTTGCCGGGGTTTCGCCCTAAAAACCACGCTGGGAAGAAGATAGAGACAAGTTGGGACTTGCCGTGACGTGGCGGGATGTTAACGCAGATGCGATCCTTGTTGCCTTCCTCAATCGCCATCAACATATCCGCCAAAATGCGGTGATGTTTACCTACAATGTAATCTGGCTGCATACGTTTGCAGAATTCTATCAGGTCGTCATAGGCTTCTTGGTTAGCCTGACGGATTGCAAGCTCGTCCACGATGCGATTGATCTCTATAACTTCCTCATCAGAGAACGCATCGAGGTTATCCAGCATGTTCTGGACTTCTTCCTCGGTAAAATCGGGAACGGCCTCAATCATCGTATTCTTCTGGCCCTAGTATCTCTTCTAGGTCTATAGCCTCACCATCAAGAATAATTGCATCCTCTACATCCATCACTGGTTCGACCAGCTTCTCCAGCTTACCCCGTAACTTGTTACGTAGATCATCCGTAGACTGGTGCGTTATGGTTACTTCCGTCTTCTCTGCAAACAATCCTACGTCTGAGATCTTACCCAGTAACTCCAAGGCACGTATACGAATGCGTGGGTCGTCGTTCTCGGACTCTAACAGCAGCTTGTTGGTAACTAAGTGCCGGAGCTGCGTTGCGTTTTCTGCAACAGAGTGTCCGAACTCTTGGAGTATGTTGTTGGTAAGTATGATGGAGGCAGGTGTAAGGGTCGAAATCTTCTTCGTTGTAGCTTTCTTAGAAGTTTTTTCAGGGTCTTCAGCATAAGCCGCAGCAAGTTTTGCAGCGGTGTCTTTGTCATCTTTGTTGGGTTCAACATCTAGACCGTATTCGGATAACTCTAAGGCTGTATTGCACGCAGCTTCAGCCTTATCTCTAAGGTCTTCGTATGGAACCTCATCAGAAAAGGGCACGCCGATCTCAGGTGCAATAAATAGAGTCATAGATTGTGTCGCTGGCTGGTAGCCGTTGACGCGAATATACACCAAAAACCACCAGATA